TTTCAAAATTGCGCCATTGCAATGTTATGGAAAATCTGTTATGCGGAGGCTATCAGCCAATTCCGAGTGCCGAAGAACCAAGGCCACCAGTCGGAGGTTCGGCAGTTATTCACCCACAGCCGCCAGACTATGCCAAAGGATATAGAGATGGCTATAGCGACGCTGTCAGGGCTTTAGGATGTGACACTTATGAGCAAACGTCCACATTACAGACCTCAAATGGATGATAAGACGTGGGGCGAGATTGTAAGAGATGTTGATGGATATTACACAAAGCATAAGAAGCATAGAAAGGATGAGGGAAATTGCCACATGCAGGATATAAAAAACCGATAGAAGAAACAGCAGCATATAAGCGAGAACACCACGAGCAAATTAAGCAAAAAAATGGAAAGATAAAAGGCAGCGGCAATCCTCACCCAAAAGCAAACTATGCAGAAAGAAATGCAGAATTGCAAGCACTAGCTGCACTTAAAAAAACAAAAGCAGAATGCCCGGGAGCAGTTGATTTTTCAACACTTTCTGAAAACAATCAGCGCATAATAAACAGTTTTTTTAAGATTGCTGAAAATGGTAAACTCATATATACGCCCGAAGACATAAAGGTTGCTATAGTTGATTATATCAGTCACGGAATGCAGGAAAATGAAAATGCACCTGAAACAGAGCGACGAATCGGATATTCAACCGAGAAAGTCAAAAAAATTCAGTGGGTTCCGTCTATATTAGGATTTTGTGTTTATGCAGGCGTTCCTAGCTCGTCTTATTATGCCTTGGATAGGAAACCCGAATATGCGGTGATGTGTACCGTCTTTAAAGACTACTGTCAGCAGTGGACAATGGATGAAATGCTTAAAGAACGCATACCACCTATTCCATCTATGTTTGTCCTTAAAGCTAAGTACGACTGGATAGAAGCGCAGGCAGTACAAGTAATTAATGTCAAACACGAAAATATAGGTAATGCAGAACTTGATTCTATTTTTGGCAAATACAAGCAACAAGGAATTGACGAGCAAAAAGTTAAGTCTATTGAGGGGGAATGCCATGATGTTGAATGATTAATTCCATTATTCTATTTTGTAATAAAAATACGCAAATAATAGAAATAGAATAGCTGTTATAGAATCAATAATGGAGGGTGACCATCCTTTTAAGTCGTGCTTTTTTTGAGGGCATATTTTTTAAACATTATATTTGGTTTGGAAATAATATAAGCTATAAATAATACGTATGAAGCCACACAGATAGGCTATTACAGGTTGTGTGAGAGTTATAAGTATAGTGAGTAAGTTATGTGGGTAAGACGTAATTGATGTGGTGAGAAACAAGGGATATAAGAGATGATGGTAAAAGAGTGATGAGCTAAGTGCCACACTAGTGCTATCTTCTCAAAATTTACATCCCGATTCTGTTCATAGATTTGTTGCAACAGAGTTGCAATATACGCAATTTATTAGGCTTTGAGTTATACAAAATTTTCAACTTGCACATCGAAAACCCACAACACCGCATAAAGTCTAGGTTTGTTTGGATATCCCAACTATACTAAACAATTATTTTGTATAGTTCAAGTTTCCATATGTGAGTATTGCTACTGCAATGCTACGGGGTGCCGGGGTAAAATGGCGCTAGGGTTCAAAAATTACATTGCTTAGCCTCACAAAAATTCGCTCAAAACAAAAGGCAACTTTCAATGGTTAATGTAACGTCAAGAGTGTAAGAGTACAGAGGCACAAAACCCTCACAACCCCTGTATATCAGCCATTTATTAAATTTAATAGGTGTCCTCAGTTGCACATATCAAGCACTTTGCAGTATACCATTCGCACATATCGGAGGTTTTATGGACAATCATTTAATAGTTGATGGCAGTACAGGGGAACAAATAGGCGAATTGAATCCCGGTGACCGCATCGTTCATGCTTCTACTGTAACTAGGTACAGAGAGTGGATTGAGCAACAACATGTAGATAAAGACAAATGGGTGATGACTGATTTTTTAAAGATATCAGCACAGGAACAACAGCTATGGAATAAAGACTTGTCGCTCAATGAAAAGGCATTTTTATTTTCCATACAACCATATTTATCTTTTGACAATGATTTATGCGATGATAAAGGTGTGCAGCTCGGCACAGAAGAACTTATTTACTTAACAGGTATATCGCGCCGGACTGCATTCACTGTTATAAAAAGTCTAACAAGTAAATTCATTCTCTATCAAGGTAAGAACGGCAGAGGTCGGCAATACATAATCAATCCATGGATAATGTGTAAGGGCGTATATGTCAAACGTGACTATCAAGCTCTGTTCAGAGATTACCGCATTAGAATGCTCAGCGGCAAGCGCTGGGGAGATTTGAAAGGGTTTCAAAAATGAAAGTAAAACCAATATCGGTTTCCCCTCAACTGATTTCTAAAGAGCGTAGAGCAATACGAGACATAGGAAAATACTTAAAACAGATATCACAACCATTAAAGGCTGAATAAGCCTTATTTTTATGCTTGGAGGAAAAGAAATGAAAACCACAGTAACTACAATTACAGAGAAATATGAAAACGGGCAACTTATTGAGAAAAGAACCGAGATTGAAACACAAGAGAACCATCAATCGGAACTTTCACATTTTGCCTTAGCATATGCCAACGTAATAGACAATAGCGGTACGACTAGAACAGGCAATGTTGAAAACTGTAGCAAAACAACAAATTTAAAAGAAACACCGTTACAGGGTAAAGATGCGATTAATTACATACTTGATTGCCTAAAACGTGGTGTTAATCCAGATCTCACAAAGTATGACACGAATGCAGGGCTGAGAGCAGTATCTTATTTATAAAGACCGTAAGGTCTTATTTTTTATGTCTGAAAGGAGGCGGTTAGATGCTCTCACAGCAGCAAATCGAACTCATGGCAGAATATTGCATTAAGCTTTCAATAGCAAACGGTGTGCCTGTATCTGCCGCCCCTGATGCTGCGCAAGAATTGTTTGTAAAATTTCAAAGCAACGAAAAACTGACAGGCCCCGGCGGTCTGCGTTCTATCTTAGGTGAGAAATACCCCGAATATTTCTGCAAAGCTTATTTGTCAGACCAGTTTGACAGAGAGTTTGGAGATTATGCAATAGAGATACTTCACACTTTTAAAAATATTGTTGAAACACCAAGCAGAGAGAATCAAGCCGTAACTGCCCCAAGAGGTCACGGCAAGTCAACGCTGGACAGTTTTGCAATGCCTACATGGTGCGCCTGCTATCAAAAAAAGCGATTCATTTTGTTTATCAGCGCTAACTATGACACCTCAAAAAACTTTCTTGGAAAAGTTCGCAAAGCTCTTGAAAGTGCCGAAATCGCAGAAGATTTTGGAGTGCAACCAAGCAACACAACATGGAGCGCCGAAGAACTGTGCACCGCAAATGGGGTATGGATAAAATGTGCAGGATGGCGAAGCGGCTTGCGTGGGATGAACAAAGACACGCGCCCAGACCTTATTATTCTTGATGACCTTGAGGATAAGGATGTTATTCAATCCGTCAAGGAACAAAAGAGACTAGATATTTGCTTCAATGAGGAAATTGGGCGGCTTGGCGATTATCGTACCGACTTTTTTTATATTGGGACACTGCTTTCGGAAGATTCGCTTTTAGCCCGAACAATGAAAAATCCGGCATGGCGGTCACAACTTTTTAAACGTGTGACTTCGTTCCCGGCAAATAATGCGCTGTGGGATGAATGGCGAAAGATTTATTGCGACATCACAAATGAAAACCGATTTAATGATGCGTGGGCGTTTTATGAAGAACATAAATCAGACATGCTCAAAGGATCTAAAATCTTATGGGAAGATAAAGTGCCGCCAAAATCAACACAATACCCCGGCGGCTATTACAATGTAATGCTTGACCGTGTGGGATTTGGCGAAGATGCTTTTTGGCAAGAAGATCAGTCCGAACCCGCCAAAGCCTCAGACAAACCTTTTAAATCCTTAACTTTTTGGAATGAGAAATACAAAGGTGAAGAATTTAGAAAAGCTCTGCAAAACATCACACTTGGCATTGACCCCTCAGAGGGCAAAGGCTTTGACGGCACCGCATATGGAGTCGGTGGCAAGATTAATCGTGGCGTTGGAATATTAGAGGGGCAGCTACGAAATGATGCACTGGCGGCGATTATGGCGCATACAGTGTGGTTTCTACAAACATATCCCGAAATTCAAGAAATTATCATCGAAGAAAATACCTACAAAGAGGATGGAACAATTCAGCTTAGAGAATATTTGTCCGAAAAAGGATTTACGCAAAAAGTCACAGGGTTTCGCTCTGAGGGAATTAGCAAATATAACCGCATAATGCAGATGGAACCGGATGTTAATTCTGGGCAAATACTTTTTAACCAAGATAATGTTGATTTTAACACGGAGGTTATAAGGTTTAGCGCTTCATGCTCACATGATGATGCGCCAGATGTTACACACGTGTTGTGGAAAAAGTTTAAAGGTTCTTCCGCCTCTGCGTTTGTGGAATATGCGCGAATGGAAAGTGAAAGATTAGCAAAGGAGAAAACAAATGTTCCAAACGGTTTTTGATGTTATTTTTGCAATTATAATTTTAGGCACAGCTTTCACAATTCTTTTTTGGGAATTTAAAAAGAAACGTAACGTTGAAAAAACTTATGAATACCACCTAAGAATCGTATTAAACAGTGGGAAAATTATTCGATTAACTCTTAGCGAAGAACTTTATCAACAGTTTAATCAACTTCTTAATCAAGAAACAGGGAAGTTCCAAATTAACTCACCAAATAAAGCTGATACCAAAATTCAAGATGCCTCCACTATGTTATACATGCAGTATATCGCCGCTGTAACAATGCGCCGATGGTAACAATTTACGCTGAAAGGCAGGTGAAAAATAAATGAGGTTTGCCAAAAGCGCAAATATAAGCACAAATATAGGTGGCATGGTTAATTCTATGACAGTCGGATCATATGGGAACACTATTCCTCAGACTGCCTACGATGCCCAACAAATGCAGGGCATGGATATGAGAACGCCATTTAGTCCCGGCTCTCCTATGAAACCCCGGCGTGAATATGGAACAAGTCCACTACAATATGAGTATATGGTTGGACAGAATATAGTCCAAATGCCTAGAGCAAATGAAACAGTAAGTTTTAAAACTATAGATGATTTATTTTCTATCTATGATGATGCTAAACTTGCTCGTAAAGTAAGAGTTGACCAAGCACGCACAATGGACTGGCATGTTCGACCTTACGACATGTCAAAGTATAAGGATTATGAAAAAGACATTAAAACTGTCGAAGCGTTTTTTGAAAAGCCATATAGTGGTGCATTGTTTTCAGACTATCAAGTAGCAATTGAACATGACCGGATTTCCTATGACGCCACTGCATTTTTTAAAAGGTATACAAAGGGCGGAAAATTAGGCGCGTTGGAGCCGGTTGATGGGCGTACAATAGCACCGATAATTGATTATTACGGTCACGCTCCACTAGCTCCCGCCCCTGCATATGTACAGTGGATTAGAGGCTACCCCGAAGTGTGGCTGACTCGTGATGTACTCATGTATCGCCCGTATTACAAGCGCCCTGATTCCATTTATGGCAGCCCTCCGCTTGAACAAGTCTTAATGAATGCCAACACAGCAACAAGGACGTATTTGTATTTTTTGATGTATTTTACTGAGGGAAACATACCTGGGGCATATATGAGCGCGCCGGATGGATTGGTAGACCCTGTACTTATCAAACAACTTCAAACCGATTGGGATAACTTAACGGCGGGTGATGCGGCACAAAAACACAGAATGCTTATAACTCCGGCGGGGTCAACTGTCAAAGAGTTTAGAGAGTATGCACCAAACAGCGACTTTTCAAAGCATTTAATGACCTTAACTTGTGCTGCCTTTGATGTTGTTCCCTCCGAATTAGGATTTACTGAAAGCACTAACAAATCAAGCGGTGACAGCCAAGAAAATGTCCAAATGCGGCGCGGACCTAAGCCTATGATGAAGTTTTATAACGAGATGTACACCGACATTATACATAAAGACTTTAACATGCCTTATTTGAAATTTGAGCTTGCCTATGACAATAAAGACGAAGATCAACTCATGGATGCCCAACGCTGGCAGATATTTGTTAATTGCGGAATCGCAAGCAGAGAAGAAGCAGCGTTGACGATGTTCGGGCATGCGCCTACTGACGGTATTGACTCGGGACGTTCTGTTCTACTTGGCAACGAAGTTATTCCTGTAACGCAACTTGTAAATGGCTATACAGGGCAAGGAAATACGTTATCAACAAGCGGAGCATTTACACCAACCGCCCCACCAGCTGACGGTATAAATCCAAAGTCTACGAATAATCCTCCACCTGCTAATGGGCAGCAAGCTCAGCCAGCGCAAAAAGCTGTTGCCGATGCCCTAAAAAAAAACGCAAATGAGTTTCCAAGCAAAGTAGAGGAAACACTGCGTAAGTCTTTTACAGATGCCGTTACAGGTGAGCTAAAAAAACAAGGTGATGCAATTTCTCTATGGGCTTTAAAATGCATAAACAAGCTTGGCAAATCTGACAAGGATAATCAAGCTTTAATCCTTGAAATTATTGCAATTATTGAGTCTCAAGGTTGGAATGCAGCTCTTACCAAAGTCTTGACCGCAAATATTACAAAAATATTTGTTGAATCTATGAAAACTGCCCAAAAATCGCAAAATCTCACCTTGCCTGTGCAAACCGCCGCTGATGGCACAGAGCTAACCGCCGAAGAAATATTCCACGGTGCGGCTGATGATTATGCAAAAAGTCATATAGGTGAACTGATAACAGGACTAGATGATACTACAAAAAACCTTGTCCAAAACTCTCTACAAGATGCCATTGCAAAAGGCGGCACACCAGCTGAAATATCAGATATGCTACAAGGTAATTTTGCATTTTCACCAAGTCGAGCCATGACAATTACGCGAACTGAAACAGGCTATGCATGGAACAGCGGTGCGATAGGAATTGCCAAGGCTGCCGGAATGAATGCAGTTATTGTGTCGGATGGGCAAGATTTTGATGCAGAATGTCAAGAGGCAGACGGGCAAACGTGGACGGTAGGATATGCCGAAAGTCACCAATTACAACATCCAAATTGTAATCGTAGCTTTGTTGCAACGCAGGCAGACCCAGAAGATATTGACAAGGGAGATGATGACGAATGACCGAGAAAAAGCAAAATCCGATTAAAACTTTTAATGATTGGCTTGCAATAAAAATCACTAATGCTGTCGGCTCGATGTGGTGTGCGTATATATTTGCGGTGCTTGCTTTTATATCTCTGCCCGCTGCAATAGCTTCTCACAATCTTATTATAATTGTTTCGTGGATAGCGCAGACATTCTTACAACTCGTCCTTTTAGCAATCATTTTAAAAGGTCAGAATATATCCGGTGAACGGCTAGAAAAGATTATAATGCACATCGAACATTTAGCTGAGGTTATAGAGCAAAACGAAGAAAAAGAAATATTTGATATTGAATCAAAGCAGTAAGAGCCGCACGGCTCTTTTTTCATGTTCGAAAGGAGTGATGCAAATTGGCTGACTTAGAAGACAAAGAATTTATTTACTCAGGTGGCATATTCAAGTCTGAAACAACTCCAGATGGTGGCCTTAACATTTCTGGCTATGCCACTCTTGAAGTGCCAGACAAATCCAATGAGATTATCGATTTTCCCTCTACAGTGACAGAACTACAAAAATGGTCAGACGATACCGCGCAGCGCAGCGGGGGAAAATCAAAAGGTAACTTGCGTGTCATGCATCAATTGGAACTTGGTGGCAAAGTCACCGACATGAAAGCTGTAAAAACCACGGTCAAAGATAAAAACGGTAACGACCAAGAGGTTAATGCTGTATTAATCAATGGCTACATACCGCCCTCACTTCCTGATGTTATCAAGAATGTGCAGGACGGTATTTTAAATGGGTTTTCTATTGGCGGCAAGTACAAATCCAAACCAAGTTATGACTCATCGGCAGGGGCAAACAGATACACCCCTATACCAAGTGAAATATCTCTTGTGGATAATCCTTGCTGCCCGGGTGCAGATATTGTAGATGCAATTGAAAAGGCGGTAGGAACACCGCAGAAAGGAACAACCATGGAAGATACATCAGCGCAGGATAACCTTGTAAAAGCTAACGCAGTTTCATCAAATGATGCAGCAATGGCAGGCAGCTTTGAAGAACTACGCGAACGCATCATGGCAGCAATTAAAGCCAAATTTGCGGGGTTCAATGACGATTGGGATGGCTACATATGTGCCACATATCCAGATAAGGTCATTGTTTACAATTGGGACTCTTCAAAATATTTTGAAATTCCTTATACCGTAGAAAATGAAGTAATTACAATTGGGGATTTAATCCCGGTAGACAAGATTGAACAATACGTGCCTATTGAAGCTCAAAAAATCATTCAAGATGAGCTTAAAAAAAGAGAATTGCAAAAATCCGTATTCCAAAACAAGGAGGCTAAAAAAGTGACCAAGACCAAAGAAGATATCCAGAAAGCCGCCAAAGCCGCAGGGCTTGCAGGCGAAGCGCTTGACAATTTTGTTAAAGCAATGACCGCCGATGATGGCGAAACTGACGAGCAAAAGGCTGCAAAAGCCGTAGAAGCGGAGGCAGCCGCTTCTAAAGCAAAAAAAGTAGAGGAAGACAAGGCTGCCGAAGATGCGGAAAAAGCAGTCAAATCCGACCTCACCAAAGCCGCTTCTGCAATCGGTGTGACTTACGATGTGCTGCTTCAAAAAGCAGGTAAGACCATAAGCGATGATACCGCAAAGCACCTCAATTCCATGAAAGCCGCCGCAGGGCATGTAGTTAAAGCGGCAGACACTTTGCTTTCTGGTAATACACTGCCGGATGACCAGCTATTTCCCGCCGGTATGGTCTCACCAGTTGATACCTCGATTGTTGATGAATGTGCGAAAGCCGCACAGCAGGAAAGCCTCACAAAAGCCATAGGCGATAAACTGCATGAAGTTGGCGTTGATGGACTTCAAAAAACAGTCGGTGGGATTATAGACCTACTTAAAAGCGTTTCAAATGAACTTGCTGATCTCAAAAAGTCTGTACAGGAGATTCACGATCAGCCGGTACAGGCAGGCCCAATTTCAGCGCAGGCGGTTACAAGTAGATTTGCAAAGGCAGAAAATGGGCAGCCCGCCATAACTGTTGACGAACTTACAAAAGCAATGAACTCAATAACCAACCCACAGGACAGAGAAATATTATCAAAAGCCGTAGGAGAGCCAATGCTTAAAAATCTCCTGCGCGGAAATTAAGGAGGATTACATAATATGAATGATATGGAATTATGGTCGAAAGAAACAATGGATAAGGTGACCGGTGCACTTCGCAAAGATGCATCACAGCAGGGCTATACCACGGGGCTTGGCTTAACTAACATTGAGCTTGCCGAATATGCTCGCGTACTGATTCCGTCCCTTACCCCATTCAGAAACTCACTACCAAGAACTCCATCAAAGGTTGGATCTCTAACCACCATGTGGCGTTCAATTTTGAGTGCAAACACAACTAACCTCAGACCTACTCTTGCGTTAGGTTCAGCAGGTGTTACTCCTAACACACAAGAAGCCGACTTTATGGCTTCTTATTCACTGATTAGTCAGGGTGGACGTGTCATGCGAGATGCTAGGATGCTGGCGGAGGGCTTTGACGATCTGCAAGCTCTCTCAGTTCAGAACACCCTTATTGATCTCATGAAGCAGGAAGAAATCATATTGCTTGGTGGTCAGAACTTTACTCTTGGCACTCCTGCTGCTCCAACGCTTGTACCTGCCTCGTCTGGTGGCTCAATCGGCGCTGTTAACGTGAGTGTTGCAGTTGCCATGAGAACCTTGCAGGGCGTGCAGGATGGGCAGTCAACAGCAGCATCAACACCACAGGTAACCGGAGCATTAACAGGCTACACTAACGGTAGTGTTACTGCAACAGCAGCATGGTTGCCTGGCGCAATGTGCTATGACTGGTATGTTGGCTTGGCTGGCGGTTCTCTGTACTATTACGGCACAACGACAATCAACAGCATTACAATAACTTCTGTTCCAACACAGGCAGCAACCGCTACAGGTGCACCTTCCGTTCCATCCGTTCCGGGCGCTAACTCTGTAAATACAACCACAGGCGTTATTACCTTTACAGCTATTGCCACCGCCTCTGCTTGTAATGTCGATAACTCAGCGGATACAAATTCCATGAACGGATTTATCGCTACTCTTGTCGGCGGATTCAGCCATGTCGGTAACGCAAACATTCTCGTTCAAAATGGCACAGGTTCTATGGCTTCTGGAGCTAGTGTAACGTCTCTAAATGGTGCGTCACTTATCGGTAACGGCGGCACTATTCTCCAGATTGACAATGTACTTGATTCGCTTTGGCAAGCATACAAGGTTAGCCCGTCTAAGATTTACTGCAATAGCCGTACAAAACGTTCTATTTCTGACTTGATGGTGTCCAGTGGCGGTACAACTACATTGGTACCGATTCAGTCACCCGATCAGCGTATAGCGGCTGTAGGCGGTGTGATTCCGACACAGTACGCAAATAAAGCCGGTGAGGGATTCCTTGACATTGTTTCACTTCCATGGATTCCACAGGGAACAGTTATAATTGCAACCGAAAAGCTGTCATTTCCAAATAGCCGTGTCAATGCCGTTTTCGATGTTGAATGTCAGATGGACTATACAATGACCCCGTACCCTGCTAACAAACAGTATGGCACAAACGGCGGTCCTCGCTACGAATATGATGTAGCTGCCATTGAGACATTCAGAAACTTCTTCTCCGGTGCGCATGCCGTCATCCAAAACGTAGGTGTTTAATAAAAATAGGGCGGCTTAAAAACCGCCCTTTTACTTTGGAGGAAACAACATGTTAATAAAAGTTTTAGCAAAGGACTGCGGTCAAATAATTCATAGCAAAGGAGTATTCAAAGTTGTAAAAGGCTTTGCTGATATTCCGGCTGAAGTTCATAAGGAATTGCTTGAATTTCCAACACTTTATGCTCAAGTCCTCGAACCAACAGCACAGGATATTATTGACGAGCTGAATAAAACAGATTCAAAAACCGACTTAACCAAACCTAATGAACCCGCTGCCACAAAATAATTAGAAGAGGCGTTATAAATGTTAACTGATAAGTCTAGCATTCTTTACACATCTGCTGCGGCAGTAGCTACAACGGCACTCAACAGCGACATAACGCCTCAAACTCTTTCTGCCAATGCTACGGCGGGTGAAATTTTAATTACAGCCAACAATTTAGGGCAAGGTTGGACAATAGGCAGTCAATTATTGCTTGATGGCAATAATTCAAACGCCGAAACCGTTATAATTACCGCCGCAATAAGTGGAAACTCTATACCCATAACAGCCTTGCAAAATAATCACATCATAGGTTGTGCTGTCTTTAATGTAACTGTTTTATCGCAATATATCGCTATTGCTTCACGCTTTTTTGATGAAGAAACTCATTATCCGGCGGGGTGGGGATATGAGAACTGGACGGAAATGAAAGAATCACGCATAAACAATTATGGTAATTTATCAATAGCTTTGAGCAAACCTCTTGTGCAAATCGGTGATATTTCAAGCGTAAGTATTCAAGAAATGCATAATCGCGGCTTAAATTCAATACTTTTCACAGATGCCTATATTCGTAATAATTTTTATCTTGAAATTCCGTTGCCTTGGTGCGGCTCACCTCGTCCGGTAATGGCAACAGTTACATATTTAGGTGGATATAATCCGCTACCCTCATGGGTTTCGTGGGCAACAAACGTAATTGCAGCTCGCATGTACATGGAACGTCAAAGCGGATACAGCGACACCATAGGCAGTGCAGAACAAGGAACTATGTCATTCAAAAAAGCTATTCCTGCCGATGTACAAGAAATGATATCCCATAACAGGCGGTGGGTAGTTTGATAAGATTTACGTTTAATAAGCCAGATGATATGCAGCCAGCAGTTACGCAAGGCCTTAAAAATGGGGTTCAGCAAGCCACAAGCTATTTAGCAACTTATGAAAAAAGCGTAATTCCTCAATACCCGAATATACAACATTCTATAATTCCTGACCTTACGGCGCTTGCAGACTATAAAGGCACAGTTATACAGCAAGTAAGCGTTGCTAAATATGGTCCATGGGTAAATAACGGCACCGGAATATATGGGCCTTATAATACGCCTATAGTGCCTGTAAATGGTAACGTATTAGCATGGCCTAAAAGTAAGCCAACTCATGTTTATAGGTCTGTTAAAGGCCAAAAGGCACAGCATTTTTGGGAAAAAGCAAAGACACAGACAAGCAAGGTTGCTGAAATTATTCAAACGGCAATTCAGAAAGCATTGGGGGCATAAAAGTGGCAATACAAGATATTATCAGTCAAGCAGGTTCAATATTGCAAGGCTTAACAATCGGAATACCACCTACTACAGCACTGGCGATGGTCTACACAAACTTACCAGCATCGCTTGGCCAAACTCCGTGTGCTACAATTATGCCCCATCATGGTACTTTAACATGGCCTAGAAAGCCAATGCAACGTGAAGTAAACCACGACTTTGACATTTTTGTATACTTTTCAAAGGGTATGGATATGGCATCTGCTGACCAACTTTTAAAGCCTTATATTGATGCTGTTATTTTGCTGTTCGACACTCATATAACGCTTGGCGGCACATGCTTTAACTCAGGTATTACAGATTATAACTATGGCGGAATAACCTATGCCGGCGTTGATTATATCGGTATAAAATTTACTTTACGTGTTATTGAATTTAGTCCGTTCCAATATCAGGCATAAGGAGGACATATGAAATACAAATTTATTGGCACAGAACCAGCATTTTTCCCGTCACTCGGCAAAGAGCTTCAACCAAATGAAGAATTTGAAAGTGATTTAACCATTATTAACCGAAATGTTGATAAAATAACCGAAATTGGAGCAGTGCCGCCACCAATACAGCCAACAGAACAATTGCAAGAAGTCGAAACCCCAACCGAAGGAGTGATAAATAATGTCTAATTATTATTCCAGCGACCTACAGTGGCTTGGCGCAGGCAAAGAAACTGCGTGGGGAACAGCTGCATCAAGCACATATTTTATACCTTTTAAGGACTGTAAGCCTGTCGACAAACCCGAAATTGTAAAAGACGAGGGTACTCGCGGCGTTATGGCTGGCACATTTGGAGCTTATCAGTCCATTCGCACATCAACATTTGATTGTGGCGGTGAAGTTTTTCCTGATAGTATAGGACTGTTTTTGCTTGGCATGTTTGGCTCTGATACAGTTACGGGTACAACAGCCAAAACCCATACGTTTAGTCTTGCACAGACAGCACAGCCACCGTCACTTACATTAAATTATTTTAACGGAAATAACGAAAGAGCGTTTGCAGGGCAGAAGCTTGAAGAATTGACTTTCAAATGGGCAATAAAGTCTGCACTCGAATGGTCTGCTAAATCAACCGGTAAAATTTCGACTGTTGTTGGCTCTACTGAAACAGTGTCACTTGCAGCTACGGCTCCGATTATGTCGTGGGCATTTGCTTTGCAGCTTGCAACTGTAGCAAATCTCAACCTCGAAAGCTTTGAAATAAGCCTTAAACGCAAAAGTGATGCAATTCACGCTGCAAATAACAGCCAAGACCCCGCTTTTGTCAATGTTCAAGGCATGTCGGCAACAGGAAAAATGTCTTTTGCTTATACCGGAGATCCCGAACTTTTATTGGCACTTAATAACACTCAAGAAGCAATTACGTTTGTCGGCACACAGGCGGGTACAGGGTATGGCGTTACATTTCAGCTGACAAAAGCGTATTTTTCTGATCCGTCTGTAAGTGGAAAAGACCATATGACAGTGGATATGGATTTTGAAGGCATATTTAACTCTGCTGATGCAGGCCCTTGCACGATCAGCCTTATTAACTCAGTGACTTCATATTAATTAGGAGGATAATTATTATGGGATATAACATAAAGTACAAAGCACCAACTATTAAAAAAGAATTTCCCGAAATTGGGGATAATGAGGGTACACCATTTTTTGTGGAATTTAAAAATCCACATTTGCTCCCATATGGTGAAAAGGTGAAGACGCAAACAGCGGCGGGGATTACCTCAGGTGCAACTCCTGACGAACGAATTAACCAAATGGGAAGTTACGCACAGAGCTTAATCACAAGTTGGAATTTGCTTGACAAGGAAACGGAAGAACCGATCAACTTCAATGATTCTAATGCTTTACAAAAAGTACCGTCTGAAATTGTTGAAACAATTATTTCTGAAATGCTACCATCAAAAGCCAAGCAGGAAGAAATAAAAAACTCCTAAAAGCGGTCAAGGATTTACAACTTGGTCGCGTAAGCTCATGGAACGCCCCCCAAGACATTGATTATACTCCGTACATGGAACATCGCCTATGCAAAGAATGGGGTTGTACACCATCACAATTGCGTAAGGAACGCAGCGAAGATGTGCAACTCGCATTTCGCTTTATGGATATGGAAGGTGAAGTTGCAGAAATTAAATCAAAAGAAATTAAAAACAGGCATTGATATTCTCCATAATACGGCATATAATTGATGGCAAGAGGAGTGACACATTTATTAATGGATAATTTATTTATGGCACTTATGCTGATTTCAATAGTTTTACTTATAGTAGCTATTAACAAACCAAATGTTTTGGTGTTTTGGAGCAAAAAGAAAACAAAGAAAATGGCGGCTCTTGGATATTCAGTTGCCATTGTGCTGTTTTTTATTTTGTTTGGAATTACAGCACCGCCAAATACAAAAAGCACTTCAACAATAGCAACTACAAGTCAAACATCCAAACCTACGGTTTCAACTGTTTCTTCAATTTCTAAGTCTGTTGCTAAGCCAAAACCTGTTGTTCCTAAAACCGATATATCAAGCAAAGTAAACTCTAAGTCGGCAGTTGTTTCAGCACCGCCTAAAGAATCTCAGAAACAGATAATTTCAGACTATGAAAGTAGTGCAAAATCCGTTACTATTGCTAATTTAGTTAAAGCTCCAAATGCTTATGGGTTCGGTCAAACTTTTGAGTTTGCTGGCATTGTTGCAAATTTCTTACAAGATAGTTCGGGTAATACAACAGCTATGACTATTTCAGATCCTAACGACCTCACATCTTTTATATACGTTCAAATTTCTCCAACTTGTGACGTAACTAAAATCAATAAAGGTGACAAGGTAACAATTTGGGGCGATGGGAATGGAATGGTGACAGGCAAAAATGCTTTTGGCACTACTGTTAATGAATTTTCAATTATAGAAACATATCTTGCTGATAATGCAACCGGATATAAAGACAGTGCTGATACTAACCCTCTTTAAACGAATTTTCTATCACACAAACAAAAGAGCCTAAATAGGGCTCTTTTTTCATGTCCAAAAGCATCTGAAAGGGTGTTGTTTTTATGTCCGAAAGAGGGTGATTATAATTGACCCGATAAATATGGAAATTCTTATGCAAGCCACAAACGAAACAGCAGAGGCTTTCGATACACTCAATGGCGCGCTAGAAGATATAAGCGGACTTGTTGACTCACTAAATGGAGCATTTGATAGTCTTGAAACAACTATTGATAGTTCCATGGGCGGAGCGGATGAAGCTATTATAGGGTTGCAAACTCCAATTGATGATATTAACGGATCTATCTTGGAATTGCAAACCCCTATAGAAAATATAGGAACATCATTTGATGCTCTTAATGCTCCAATTGATTCAGTCAGCACTTCTATAGATGCAATATCTGGAGATGCAGCAACGGCGGCAGCAGCTATAGATAGTATAGGAACCGCAGGAGCAGAGGCAGGAGCTACGACAGTGGCAGGAATGGATGAAGCTGCGGTATCTGCAAGAGGGGCTGGCGTTGCAGCAGGAGAAGCAGCTGAGGGCTTTGACTTATCACTTGATTCAATCGTCGAAACACTTGCTCCAATGGCGGCTATGTTTGGCATGTACGAAAGTGGAAAAGAAGTTATCGAGGCTGGCATAGAAGACAATAACCAATATAATGCAGCAGTAGCGCAAGTGGCAAACCAATTAAAAACTAATGGTGATGCTATCGGAATGAATATTGGACAATTAGAAGCTCTTGCCGAAGCCACCGGAGCGAATAACGATATTTCCAAAGCTGCGAACATGACGGCCATTTCAACCTTATTAAATTACAATCAAATTGGCAAAGATGCATTGCCAACGGCTACACAGGCAGTTGACGATTTGGCAACTAAAATGGCAATGGCTAAAGGGCAAGCAGTGCCATCTTTGCAACAAATAAGTCAAGCAGCAAAGATGGTGGGTAAGGCAATGGAAGACCCTGCGACCGGAACTACAGCATTTACAAGAGCTATGGTTACGTTTAGTCCTGCGCAAGATGCCGCCATTAAAGCCATGCAAAAAGCAGGAGATACAGCAGGCGCGCAAAAGTTGCTCATGGAAGACTTAGCCGCTGCTACATCAGGGGCGGCTTCGTCTGCAGCGGAAACCTTTCAAGGCAAGATTGGAGCATTAAAAAAGCAAATGGACGATTTTTCCGGTTCCATAATGAACGGTGTAGAAACGGCATTAAGTGGATTAGGACAAGGCTTTGTTAACGTAGCCTCGTTTTTAAATAAGTATCAGATGCTAATGCCTATCATTGTCGGTCTATCTGCTGCGTTAGCCGGCGTTCTTATAACCGCATTAGCACCTGCAATAGGTACTGTGGCTATTGCTATTGGTGGGGCAATAGCTGCAGCCGCTCCATTTATCTTAATCGCTGCAGGAGTTGCAGTAGCTGCATATTTGATTATTTCCAATTGGAAGCCTATAAGTGCCTTTTTTGTTGGTCTATGGAACGACATTGTAAATGCAACAAAACCAGTGTGGCAAGCAATACAGCAAGCTGTTATGGGTGCATGGAATGTTATAGCTCCAACAATCATAAGTGGCATTCAAACCGTTCAGAAATGGTGGGATTCTGTTTGGCCTGAAATTCAAGAGATATTCACGGTAGTATGGGATATTTTAAAGCCAGTTATATCGGTAGTCTTCACATATTGGCAAGGAATTTTTCAAACTATTGGTTCTGTCCTTTTAGTGGTATTTGAAACAGGATGGAATTTAATTAAAGATTCTCTCAAAACTATTTGGGATGTGATTTCAGGCGTTGTAAAAACAGCTTGGGATTTGATATCTGGAATAATAAAGTTAGCTTTAGATACTATCACAGGCGTTTTTAAAATCTTTCAAGATTTATTTTCGGGGAACTGGAGCAAAGCATGGACTGACACAAAAGCCTTGTTCAGTACTATTTGGGATGATATTAGTGGAATTTTTGTGAAAGTTGTAGGCGATATCGGAACTACTTTCGAGAATCTTGCCTCCGATGCTTTGCAATGGGGTGGAGATTTGATAAACGGCTTTATAAAGGGAATTGAAAGTGCTGTTGGTGGGTTGGTAAATACAGTGAAAAATGTGGCAAGTACCATAGCCTCTTATCTTCACTTTTCAGTGCCGGACATCGGGCCTCTTGCTGATGCTGATACATATGGCCCTGACATGATTAATCTTATTTCAAACGGTATTTTAAGCGGCATTCCAAACATCACTAGTGCCGCCAAACAAGCTGCTGCTGCTGTCTCTGCTGCAATGCAACCAAGTAATGTTATTCCAATAACTGCGGCTTACACGCAGCAAATGACAGGCACATATGGTGCATCTGCTGTTTTGGGGTCTTACGGTTCAGCTGTAACGGCAGGCGGAGGAAATAGCGCACCAGTTTACAATATCACAGTCAGTGCAAGCAATAATGTAACGCAAAGCAATCAACAGCTCGCAACAATGGTAAGTCAAGCCATTGTGCAGCAAACCAACTTGATGGGGAAACATTAAAAAAGGGGGCGGTAAGTTGGCATTACAAGTGTTTATTGGTGGAGTAGAGTACACAAACGCCACTGTTGGCAATCAGCTTGCCGCCATTGTTGATTATGACGGATTCCAAATCAATGAAGATATAACTACCACCAATAAAAATTCTACATTTAACCTCTATATTTTCAATAATCTTATGCCTCCCCCAATGGGCGGCCAAGAGTGTGTAATACTCAACAACGGTGTCAAGGAGTTTGCGGGAATTATTATCGGGCCAACCGAGGATAATCCCTCCCCCGGCACTATGCTTTACCAAGTGCAGTGTAAGGACTATGAATTTTGGTTCGACAAACGAATTGTGACACAGACATACACAGGTGCAACCCTTGAAATTATGATTACTGATATAGTGGCAAATACTAATTTAAGTGGCGCAGGTTTTACAACCAACCATGTTTATCCATCTGGTGTGGTTATGTCGTCAACAAAGAAGTTTGACCACAAGCAAAGCACTGAGGCGTGTACTGAATTAGCCGCTTATGTCGGTTTCTTTTTTTATATTGATTATGACAAGGACGTGCATTTTGAACCGGTCACAAACACTCCATCACCTTTGCCAAATAATACATTACTTCCTGACACAGCAGAGGGGTCAGCTTATTACAATACTCTTGAATTTGTCGAGGATGTAAGTCAGCTTCGCAACCAAATTTATTATAT